AGTTCTCTAAGTAACTTGGGCCATAAATCTTTTTCGTGTAGAGCCATACCAGCAGTTTGACTATCGCCAAAACACCATATGGCTCCATCTAGGTCGGACTCGGTCCAAGTGCCACGATAACCAAATTCGTTGAAAGTGTAGGTAACTGTTTCCTTGTGGGGGACTACCCAATTAGTAATTGTTTGATTTACGGGTTGCCAATGCGCTGTATGATTGGCTAGGGGAAAAGTACTAGATACGTACTGGTCTGAAAGGTCTGCTTCTTTTAGAAACGGGTGCAACATAACTTCTCCTTGTGTGTAATTTTGAGTTTACACTAACTCTGCATGTTCTTAAAGTGAACGACTCTTACTAATATTTACTCTCGCTAGTATAGCAGTTAAATATTAGTATGTCAAATTATAATAGATTAATAGCCTACGGGTCAAGCCCAATTGATGGAACAGAATTACCTAATAAAGATAAAAATCTAGCATTTCCGGCTCGTATTGCCGGTGCTTTAAATTTAGCATACGAATGCCGAGGTAAACCATTAAGCAGTAATAGTAAAATATCACGCAAAGTGTTAAGTGGTGAATACACTGATCAAGATTTGGTATTTGTCATGTTCTCTGCACCAAATCGGTATGAATTTAAAACTGAACAAGGCTGGAATGGTTTTACTGCCTGGAGTGAAGCCAAAGATGGTTTAATCAGAGAATGGCTCGATGGCCCGGGAAAATTAGAATACACAGAAGTTTATACAACTCTCAAAGAAATTATTCTAACACAGCAATTTTTAGAAACTCGTGGCTATCATTATATATTTGCATTTGATAATAATGCAATACGTGACAGTTATATTTTTAATCAACCTGACAATTATATTGCCGGGTTAAAAGAATTAATCAACTGGTCAAAATTTCAATGGTTTCAAGACAGCGGATTTATTAACTGGGCAAAAGAAAATGAGTTCCCTTTTACAGGAACTCATGCAGGTGTTGAAGCACACGAGGCTGCTGCCAAATATATTTTATCTAATTGGCAATCAGCATTCTAGCCAACCCAATGCTGTCGATGGTAATTAAAAAAGCATAGTTAGCTAATAGACCAAAACTGCCACGTGTCCAACAGGTCCACGCAGCAGCACAGCATCCGCTGATAAAGATAGTATACAGCGGAATAACAGGAACAGTAGGGACTGTACTGGCAAAAATAATTGCACTAATAACACTACATGCCCAGCTGAACAATTCTGCACAGAATCTTAAAGGATATTCTTTAAAGTCCCGGCGAATATATTCTATAGTTCCGGAAAATATTTCAATCAAAGTGTTTTACCTACAGTTTCAAGAATAGTGTTTAGATCTTCGTGATCCTGGTTAGTTTCACCTAACTTAGATTTTTGTGCAATCTTGATAGCTTTCTTTAGGATAGCCGGTTTGATTTCCATTTCTTCAGCAATGGCTTTTACTGTATCATAAAGGCCTGCGTTAAGGTCCTCAATTTCTTGTAGCACAGCCATACCTTCGTTGATAATTTGGGTGAGCTTGGCTTTTTGTTCATTGCTAAACATACGTGATGACATTTGAATCTCCTAATTGAAAAATGTATTGTAAACTAATTTTTGGATAATTGCAAGGAATATTTGCTCACTTTAAAGTACCATTCCGGGGCACGACTCCCATAATACTTTGCCCAGCAGCCGGGCATACACTAGTAACCATAAGGTCCTAAGGTAGTGTATTCTTTATTTCTTACCAGATTTCATATTGGCGCACCAGTGATACATTTTGGCACGTTCGCCTGAGGCGTTCTTGGCTTTGCGACGTAAATCAGTTACTGAACCTTTGCAACTAGCGCCAGCACGTTTTACACGACCTGGGCGACTCTTGCCGTTGACCTTGCCATCGGCAAAGTTTTCAGTTACAAATTCTTGAGCTCTCATACTGGTGCGTAAGGATTTTTAGGAGTATCGTACCCGTCATCTTCTGGATACACTGGGTAGTCGTTCATTTTGATTTGTATGTTTGAGAATAAGGTTGTTCTTTATGTTTGTCGATGTCTACTTTAACAGCAGGGTCAACAGGAACTACCTTAGGTTGTGGTTTTAATTTAATTGGCATACTAGGTTGACTAGCACCTGCACCAGTGACTGGATTAATTTCAGCTTCAGCAACTTCTGGATTTTCTTCACTGTAGTCACGCATAATTACACCAGCTTGTGCATTTGCTTCGTTTTCTTCCGGGCTACCGGTAATACCAGATTCTGGGTTTATGCGATTTTCTTGATCTTGTTTGTAGTGAACTAATTCGTGCGCCAGTGTACGAAATACATCTTTGGGGTGACGACCTTTTGCTACTAGATAAATTTTATTTTCTTCTTGCTTGAAACAACCAAAGGTCAGACCGTCAGCACCGGGGATATGTTCTACTACATCAATGGTAGGATGTTCGTCAAGTCCCAATTCCTTACAGGCAAACTTAATAAAGTTTGGTAATTTTGAGTGTATAGGATCAGCTACTTCAAATATTTTCATGTTTACTTACCCAAGACTCGGCAATCATCAACATGTCTTGTAATTGTTCTACACTTTCGCAATTCCATTTACGTAATGCTTTATTGATACGACTATTTGGATCACGCTTGGTCTTGGCACCAGCATGTGCTTTTTTCATGCCCTTCATACGAGCACAGAAACTCTTACGACGTTTGGCAGCTTTACTGCCTTTCTTTAACTTTGAAGGTTTAGTAGTTACTGCTGTTTGCAGTTTACTACCAGGATGTTCTCGACGGTAACTAGCAACGCCTTTTTTGTTTAAGCCGCCGTTTTTATTCTTGCCAGACTTTTTCTGCCAAGCAGCTGTTTCTACGATAATTTCTGTAGCTCTCATTTTGAAGTTGCTCTTAATTGCCAACTGTGCTTACGATGTGCATCCATACGTTCTGCTAAGAAGTTACTGAAACCATGTTCGCCTTCGGCTTCGGCAATATCATATACACGTTTTAATACTTTAACCATGTTGTCTGAATCTTGTAATAGTTCAGCAACCATCTGTTCTGGGGGTACCACACTTGTTTCATCATCAATTTGACTTAGTACATTAAAGCGACTATTACTGCCCGGAGCATACGCACCCAGGCTACGAATCTTTTCAGCAAAGTCATCAATGGCGCCGTATACTTCTTCGTAGATAGTACCAAACAAATCATGTAGTTCGCGGAAGTTGATGCCTTCTACGTTCCAATGAAAGAAGTGTGCCTTTAAGTAAAAAGTAAATTCGCTAGCAAATGCTACCTTAGCGGCTTTTTGTAACTGTTCCATTATTTCTTCTCGATGCTTTCTTTTAATTCGTTAACTAAACTATTTACTTTAACGCAACGTTCGTTCTGTAGTTTATCCCAATAGCTTTCTGCCATTAGTGGACTGATACTTGTAATGTGTCCAGCTACTCGTTGAGCAACTTGTTGTGCTTCGGCTTCACTGTTAAACATAGAAGTACGTAATTCGTACTGGTCAGTTTTGCGATTAAAGTATTGTATAGTGGCCTTAACAGGATTTAATTCAGGCGCTGGGCGAACTTGTTTTGCTGTTTGTCCATATGCACGATTCATTGTTTGTTGTGTTACAGGTTTTTTGTTTACCATCTTGCCTGTACGATCAAAATTTGGTTTTGTACGTGCTTGATCAATGTCTGAATCTAGATCATGAATATTTTTGGCATCGGGATCAGTTAGACCCAATGACATTTGTTGTTCGTTTTGCTGTAAAGGTAATTGCTGTTGCAAACTGTTAACTGTTTGTCTTACAATTCTTAGCTTATTTAAATCACTTAATATTTGTCTAAATACGCTACCTTGGTCATCAGGATCTTTATAGTGAGTCATAATATACTGATGTAAGGATTGTATTTCGTCTGCTGGCAATGTTACGTGAGCCGGACCAAAAGATAAAGAAGCAGGTCTTCCACCTTTGTAAGAATTAGCCCAGGCCTGTGCGTTTTGTTGTATAGTTTGCTCTATAGCTGACTGTGCGGGGAATTGACGCTGTGCACCAGCATCAGGTGCTAGTGTGTTAACCATTTGTGCAATAGCAGGACTAGTTGTTTCAGCTTCGTGCATAGCAGCAAATCTGCCACCAGTTCCAGTTTTCTTTACAGGACGATATGTTAGTGGCACTTCTTTTTTCTTACTGGATATATTAAACACATTAGATGGTAATACATCAGCGGGATTAAAGGTTACGTCACTGTCTGTACTTGTTGTATCAGCAGGACTAGGTTGATTTACTTTTGATGCCATTGGACTTCCTCCGATGCCTAGTATTCCAGCAGTTGAAGGAGCTAGGCCTTTTCCTTTAAACGGAGATTCAGCATCACTTGGTTTATTAGCTGGAGCAGTTGGTGTACTAAGAACTTTTGCCATTTGTCCAATTGCAGGACTAGTAGCAGGTTGACTGGCTTTTGTTGGTTCCGCAGTAGTCTGCGCTGTTGGCTGTACTGCTGGCATGGCCGCAGGTTTTATTGCAGGTTGTTGAACTCCGGCTGCTGGCATTGCTGTTGGTTCAGCAGCTACAGTAGGAGCATTATCCACTGGAGCAACTGTTGCCTTAGGTGTAGGTGCCGGAGCAGTTTTAGCAATAGGCATTGGTATTACATTACTTACTGGAACTTGTACTGGTTTCTTTTCTGGGGTTCCAGTAACTGGATTAACTGTTGGCTTGAGTACAGTTGTTGTAGTTGGTTGTTTAGTTGCAACAGGTTCTGCTGTAGGAGCAGATTTCTTTTCTGGTGCTTTATTAATTTTGTTCTTTATTGTTTGAATTTCTTGATCTTGATCTTGATTAGTTTCTTTTTCTTTTTCAAGATTGTCTAATTCTCTAGCTAATAAACTAGCCAATGCTTCGGTATCAGTCTTTGCCGAAGGATTAGTTCTATAGGCTTTATCTAATGCTTGCTTAGTAGGGGCATCTTGTGTTTTACGATAAAGTTCACGTTTTTCATCTTCTGCCATTTGTTGTTTGCGTTTATAAGCATTAATTATATCGTTGCGATACTGTGGATTTTGAGCAATAGCACGATTAACATGATCAGGATAAACTGGTGCATTTGATTGTTGTGCTGGGCGTGATACTGCGTGTACAGTTGGATCATCTTCCCAATCGCCGTCATCAAAATCATCACTTTCGGTCTTAGGCTTTTGGTGATGCTTCTTCTTATCAATAGCAATAGCGGCCTGCTGTGCTGGATTGCCAGCTTCGGTCACACCTTGCTTCACGCAATACTTTAATTCTTCTAAGGCTTCTTCTGGCGAGTCAAATCCAACTACATCATATCCTGATGCATAGTGTTTAACATACCAAGGACCATTGCCTGGACTAGCTTCTGGATCAATACCAATCTCACCTACAGGCTTACCACCTTGTTTAACAACTCGTTTAACTTGATCTGCGTGGCCTTCTTCAACACTTTCACCTGCGTGTTTAAAGTATTGTACTTGACGCTCACGTTTTTCTGCACCAGCACGAGTAGGATACTTGCCTAGGTTCTTGCCAGTCTTTTTACTCTTTAACTCGTAGCCGCCTTTAACTTTAACAATGTGTTCAGCAATTTCTTCATCGCTGATATCGTGTTTTAAATCTTTAAGGATTAGGGCTAATAATTCTTCTGCGGCACCATCGCCCCACTCTAAACTTTTAATAATAGCGTGTGCGCCTTCTGTACCAACTTGTTGAACGATGTGTGTTAATAGTTCTTTGGTTAAGTGTGGCAAACCTTCTGGAGTGCCTTCGCCATCTTCATCGACATGACCGCCTACAGGACTTGTACTGTCGTTGGCCATAAAGTCACTGCTATCTTCTTTTGCCCACTGATCGTGATCACTGGACCAGGCATTGTCGCCTGCCGACCAAGAATCTTCTTCAATACTTTCTTTTGGTACGCAATTATTAACACGCACACCATTTTTTACTTTGGTAGCAGGTTTACCTATCTTTTTATTGTGCCAGCACTTAGGGTCAAGACGCTGACTAGAAGCTTTAGCTTCTTCAACAGTCATTGGGGCAACAATATCAAACAAATTCATTACTGTACTCCACCTTGTTTTTGTTGTTGTTTATTTTTTTGAATTAAAGAAGCCAACTGACTAACTGTATTAGGATCACCCTTGGCTAACTGTTCTAAATCTTGTCCAAGGCCAGCAGCAATTTGTTTGTCTTGTGCAGTAGCAGGATCTGTAGCAGGATCTTTGGTCATTGACTGTACAGCTTGACCTACATTAGGAATGTTTAATCCGGCACCTTTTAATTTGTTTACGTTTTGTTGTAGTGTTGCTGTTTGTTTAGCTTGATCTTGAGTTGAGTCGGTTGATGCAGATGCACCACCTAGTGTTCCACCAGTGGTCATACCATATTCTTGTAACCCAGATTTACGTTTTGTTTCTTCCCAACGTGCTTTAAGTCGATCTGTTAAAGTCATTGGCTCATCACATTCTTCAACACCTTCACTGGCACCAACCATTTTTGTACCTGGAGTACCTGCATCTGTACCCTTCCAGTAACCAGTGAACTTTGGTCCTTCGGGATGACGCTTGGCATCCGCCATTGTGGTTTCATCTAGACGTTTAAAAATATCTAAGATGTTTGAAAAATTGTTATCCATTATTTGGGTGCCTTAAATTTAACTGGGCCTGCACCCAAAGGTTTACTACCATAACTGCCTAAACGCTTAATCACATCATTGCGACTAAATGATCCTTTATCTTCTTTGTTTAACGATGTCATACTTACAGCAATACTGGAACTACAAGTGCCGCCAGCATCGGATTCGTTTAAACTTTCAGCAAACATACGTTCGGCTTTTTCAACATCAAATGTAGTTGGTTCTTCTTGACCCATTTCTTGTTGACTAGCAATATAATCTTCTACAGTAACCATCATTGATTTGGCTACAGCAATTTTTTCTTTGCACCACTCATCTAAATCTTCACTGCCTTTTACACGCTTGGCTAAATCAGCAGTTACACGCATGATAGTGTGTAAGTTGTTTACAACCATGCTAATTTCTTCTGGGTTCTCTTTTACGTAAGTGTTGATAAAATCTGTTGTTTTCATAATATTTCCCGTGCTAAGTGTATTTATTCAGTTGTAGTAAAGTCTAAAGAACTTGGAGTACCGTTTAAAGTAACATTTTCAGTTCTGATAGTGCCGTGATCATTTATTTGCACTACCTTCAGTGTGTGATTTCCTGGTGTTACGGCCACTATAATTTTTTCTCTAATAAAAACATCGTGCCCGGGCCAGGTAAAATCTCGTTCAGTTAATAAATCCCCATCTACATATATGCGATATCGTGGAGGAACATCACTCCAGCGGGCATAAACGTCAACAGTTAGATTATGCTCAGTCATGGATTAAACGCTAACTTAGCACGTTCTGCTTGTAATTTTTCAATACGTTGCTTTAATGCTTCTACGTATTTTGCTGGCAATTTTTCTGTTGTAATACGTTGTTTGATTTCATCAATCAAACTACTTAAATGGTCTATTTCATGTTGAGTTAAACGATCAACGGCCTGCTGATATGGCTCACGCTCTTGTTCGGCTAAATTAAAAGCCTTTAAACTTTTATTAATTTGTCCAGGACGTACATCCTTGGTTAAACTTGTGCTATAACGTGGATCGTTGGCTTGTTTTTTACTTGCAACAACTCCGGTACCGCCGGACTCTTTAACTGTTTTTAAATTCTGTATATAGTCGTGTAATTCTTGTTTTTCTTTGGCACTTAACAAACCGGGATTTTGACGATAGCGGTATGCTAACAATTTATAGTATCCGTCCTGGGAAGTTTTTTGAGCAGGGACAAACTGACTAATCGCTTCAGCTACAGGTTCTGCTTGTTCAGCTGGAATCTTATTATTCATTATTTGTTCAGCTTCAGTTGTATACTTGCCAAACAAATCTTTGATAATTTCTTGACGTTCTTGTTGATCAGCTGTTGAATATAATTTACGTAATTCTGTACCTGAACGCATAGGCTGTCCAGCAACAGTAAAATCAAATGTAGGCACAGTCATAATGTAACCGTGTTTGTCCATTGACTCGGTTTGTTTAATATCTCGCAATGGTTGAAAATACGGCGCAGAACCATCTTTCTTTGGAGCAAAACTAAAGCGTGGATCTTCGGCCATGTCTTTTTCGCTAACAGCAAATATAACAACTGTATTAGCAGGATTGGCTACATTAATATTACCAGATTGTAAAACATTTTGAATTTGGTAAGGCTGTGTTGCCTGTACAATACGATCAGCAGGAACCCCAGTAAGCTGCATAAAGTAGGCTTTTTCTGCAAATGTAAAAGGGGATTTTGCGTTGTCTGTTTTATTGCTAGTAGCAATATAGACGTTGTTGCGGCCAAATTTACCAGTTAAATACTCGTAAACTGCATAGTGACCTTTGTGAAAGGGTTGAAATCTACCAGGGTAGATAACAAGTAATGTAGGTTCTGCTAATTCAGTTAAAAACATAGTAATAGGCTCTCTATTACTATATTTATCTTTAGATGTTTTCCAGCAACCAGATGTAGAAAGGGCTTTCGAATGGTAAACGCCATGTACCATTCCAGCCCAAATCGATACATTTATCTAGTACAGGACGTTCAGCATCGTCGCCAATAAACTCAGTTTTAGTGTAGATCATTGTGGCTAAATCCATTTCATCAATTTCTACACTTTTGATATTCAACAGCATATCTTTAACTATGGCAGTTTTATCTTCATTTTGTACAGTATCAGTCCAGTCCTTATTTTCTAGACGTATCTTAAGAACTGCTGGTCCTTCTTCAACATCGGCATCAAACTCTGTATAGAATACTTCCTCGCTAGGTGTTTCAACTTCGCGAGTTTCTATTAATTTATCGTTTACCAATATACTATATATAGGGCGCTTTTCCCAATAAGTACCGGCTAGGCCAATTTTAAAATGAAGACGTTCAATATCTGCCATAATTATTCGTTGGTTGTGTTTTCTGCTTGTGGCGGTGGTGCAAGCGGTTCTTCAATTCTAGCACCTTGTGATTTTAATGTATCTTCAATAATACCAATACTACCACGTTTACCGATAGCAATCTTATCTAAGTCACCAGCATATTCGTAGTGTCCAACGTGGTTCAACAATACTTTACTATGTGCCCAGATTTCGCCACCTAGCTCTTGCCAACGACGGCAGAA